TCTCCCGACGTTAAAATGCATAAAACCGCAACTGTAAAATCGTCGTTAATTGCAAAAACATAAGTTGAATGTAACGGTCTAAATCCTACTGGTAATTGAGCTATAACCGTTCCGTAATCCGTCTTCCCTTTCGTCCCAACTCCACGTAAAAATACTACTCCATCAAAAGACTTTGAATATTGCACATCATTGTACTGCTGATGATGACTCCACCCATTCTGCAAAGGAAGATTCTGCCATGGTGTCGGGTCACTCTCTGTTTTTAATAAAACCTCCTCTTTTTTAGCGTACTCAACCCACGGTGTCCAATTACCATTCGTTTTAGCACGAATAAATAACCGGCGACTTCCATCTCGCTCAGCAAAATATTGAACCAGGTGTGCTCCTCCGCCAATTACATGAAGCAATCCCCATGTTTTAGATGGATTATTTGGTGAATTTGCTGCTTTGTGGTAGTACCCAGATTTATCATGTACATCAAAATTATTTGTAAAATCATTAATAGCACTACCGTCGTTATTTGTAAGTTGATGCTGTTGTATCGGCTTATTGTCAGCAAAGATGTCCCCCTTGACATCCAAAGCGCCTCGCTCTCTGATTTTGTTAACGCCCACCCCTGACCTGTCATAAGACAAGACCACGCTCTCTGTTGCTACATTGACCATGAAATCAGTCCGTGTGAATTTGTCTTCAAGCGTGCCGATCACAACCCAGGACTGATTTGCTAGATAGTTCCCAGCAAGGTTAGCTTGTGAATTGACTAGACTTGAGATACTTGTCCATGCTCCAGTAGCTTGTCCTGTATCCGCTTGAAAATTAGTAGTACCAAGTCTTGCAACTTTGAAAGTCAAGCTCATTGAGTTCTTTTGACTCCCTGATACTGTCAGAGGTGCAATCTTGGCATTTCTTGTGACCGTCAATGTGCTAGATGTTGAACCTGTTCTTACAATGCTAAAGCTAAGCGCTGGAGCAAAATACTCAAGCACTGTTACAGATACCTCTCTAGTATCTGACCATCTGCCACGGCTATCAGAGACTCTTGCTCTGATTTTGATAGCTCCGTGGTAGTTCATAATGCCAAGACTGCCACCGTTTGAACTCGTAGACTGGTTTTTACCAACAATTTCAGCATAGTATCCAGTGATAGACGAGCCGTAGGAGCCAACCGCACCATTAAACGCTACTTTGATGTTAGATATTACCTGAATGAACGTGTTGCCGCTTGGGATAAGGTTCTGAGCTGCAGAGTTCAAATCTGACAATGTGATACCTGAAAATGTAGGCTTGACACTTCCTGGTACGCTTGCCGTCAAGGTTGTTGACTGGGTGCCTGTCTTTGTAGATCCTGAATACGTATCTACATAGACAGTCCCTGTCCCACTCGCTGAATTCGGGATGTCGTTTGCAAAGTCGAGAGGTATCGTCCACGTTGTAGATGTATCTACATTCGTTGCAATCGTTCCTGACTTACCTGCCCATGTATAGCGCACTGTATGCTTGAAACTTGAGCTCTGACGGTTAATGTTGATAGTAACCGCACTGCCAATGACCCCAGTGCCCACGCTTACAGAGCTAGATCTTGGGATTGTTTTCAAAGTAAACGAGTTACCATCAATATTTAGATCGTCAGGAGACCATCCACCACTTCCTGAAAAGCTAGCGGACAAATTAAATGTCTTGGTTCCGTCTGCGTTATGGCCGACTGTGACAGTTCGGTCAATTAGCATGATTACCTGATTTTGACTAAGCATTGATGGACGTCCTGACCAGTTGATAGTCTGTCCATCAATAATCACCGAAGCAGTACAGTTGTATTCTGCGAAAGTCGCAAAAGTATTTAACAAGGCAAGTCTAACCCTGACTTGACTGCTATTGTCTTCAATGCTCTGCGAGGTTTGATCTATCCACAATCTGATACGATAACCTCTATTAGTATTTGACCAAAAATCAGCCATTAAGCACCTCCTACATATCTAATTACGTTCATATCAGGGTTAATGTGATACTGCTCTTCTCTAAAACGTCCTATCTGGATAGTTTTAGAGAAGATCCCGTTCTCAATGTGAATAACGCCCTGAGAGATATACATGACCTCTACACCAGCGCTAAACATTGAAATTCGTCCGTTTGGGTTAAACATCATGCTAGAGCTACCGTCATTCTTACCAATCACAAGACCCTCATTACTAGAGCTCATATAAGTATCAATGAAATTCCAACGGTCAGACAATTCTCCAAGATCCTTAGCGATATTAGAAACACGCTGACTAGCTGAAATCAAATCTTTCTCAGCCTGCGCTCTTGCAACCTCATTGGCCTTGACAAAGTCCTTGTAAGCCTTTATCCAGTTATCCAAAGTATCAGCACTAGCCTTAGCCTCAACCTCAGCTTGAATAATCCCAGTCTTTTCATTTAGCGCATTGAGTTGTTCCTGAGTCAGCCCTTGGTCTGCTTTAGAGTCTATATCCCTCTGAACATCTTCAAGAGCTGGAGACCAGTCGGTAGGTACATTGCCTATTTCTAATTTAATTTTAGCGTCTTCGTAAGTTCTAGCAGATAGTCTAATAAATTTAGCAGTAGCTGGTACCGTAATATTATTGACTATATGCCACTTTTGAGCACGAACAGTATAACTGTCCTTACCTGTAAGTCGAGTTCCGATAGGTGATTTATTAGCATCGTAAAATTGCCAAGCATGCCAAGGTATTCCTCCGGAAGGTGTAGTCACCCAAAGCTGATAGATGAGATTAGATGCTCCATCGATTTCAATAAAATCGGACGTTCTCTCCTTGTTCACTGTATTAGCTGGATAAATAATCCCTGCATTCCCTAAATACCCTGCAACAGAAGTGTTTTGAACAAACCTGTTCTGCGAACCAACCTCAACTTTAGCCCAACGATCAGCCCATTTGTACTTAGTTTTATCTGAGCTATCAGACTTCTCATAATCTGAATAATGACCAAAATAACGCTGTCCGTTATCTGTCATTGTCAAACCAGAACCATCCGCATTTTCAGAATACGCAAAGTGAACATAAGGTGTTCTTCCATCTACTCCTGGTTTACCTGGCAGTCCATCAGCACCATCACGACCACGCCATTCTGTCCATAAATATTTCGTGGGATTGTTGCTATTGTTTTCAGTAAAATCTTGATAAACGCCTATAAACGCCTTACCTCGTCCTGAAAAACTAAATCCACTACCCGAGATAGTATCGGCATAGGCAATGTGAGTGTATTGTGTACGACCATCTGCCCCCTTAGGGCCAGGAATCCCTTGGTCACCTTTTGGACCTTGCAAACCTTGGAGTCCTTGTAGTCCACGCTCTCCCTTTTCGCCTTTCTCTCCTCGGTCTCCTTTAGGACCTATTGCTCCCTGTGGTCCAGGTTCACCCATTTTTGCCACAGAAAAACCTGTCTCTGAGGTATTATCTGTGTAGCTCCATGTAGTTCTTGTCCAAAGGTATTGGCCAGCTGGTACGCTAGGGATTTGAGATGCCCATCCACTAGATGGTGGAACAGTTCCTGATGTGGAGCTAGCATAAACTACGGTTGTTGCACGAAGGCCAACGCCATCCTTGCCAGCGACACCATCTCTACCAGTATTTCCGTCTCTACCAATCCTAGCCACTGAGTAGCCAGTTTCAGAGGTGTCGTCTGTATAATTCCAGACTGTCTTAGTCCATAAATACTCCCCAGCTGGTACGACTGGAACAGAGCTTGTCCATCCAGTGCTCGGAGCATTAGTCCCTGAGGTAGATGGTGCATAAGTGATTACAGTGGAACGCAAGCCTACACCATTCTTACCAGCAACGCCGTCCTTACCTGGGTCACCTTTGTCTCCTTTAGGGCCATCAAATGCATTTAAAAAAGTAACCTGCTCAGAGGCTACCTCTTTATTATCAACCCAAGCAGAGACCGTCAATACCATCTTTTGGTTGATGTCAGAGGCTCGGACAATGTAACTAGAGCTAGTAGCTTTGATTACACCATCAACAACCCAACGCCAGCCACTATTGATAACCTTGTTACCTTTTATCAAAGTAGGGGTCACCACAGACTGACCTTGGCCGTTTTTAAAAGCTATACCGTTATCCGTGGCAAGTTTGATAGTGTAGGGCTTAGCGTCCTCTATCATTCGGTCTAGCTGTTGCTGAATGCCTTGAGATAGACGATTTTCAAGTGCTTTGGCATTTGAAAAAGTGGTCTTGTTATTCTTCGGATTGGTAAAGCTGATAGACTGCTCTGACACCCTCATCTCAAGCAAGAGAGTAGGGCTAAAGCCGTCATCATAGACTTTTACTGTGTCTCCTATTTCAAGATCCGCAAAGCCCTCAGCCTCATAAGTGACTGCTGGATAACAGTTCTTTTTGAGTTCACGATAGGCTGTTGAGCGGATGACCTCAGGATTTGAACTCTCTACAGTCATATCTTTACGAATATACTGGTCTAGTGTACCTGTTGAGTGTGTGAATGTAGATGGATACATCTGCATAGAAAGAGGAGCTACTAGATGAGCTCCTAATTGATAAAATTCACGCTCGCCTTTGGCATTGTTGACTGACCAGGCTCCAAGACCACTAATGTCAATCACGTTTCCATGGTCGTCCTTGCCCGTGGGTTTAACCGAGTTATAAATCCCAGTCTTGTCAATCGTCCTAGTAATCGTCTTGAGGTTTTTTCCATACTCTAAAACTATTGAGCTAACTTGACCTACACCTTGATGATTGTCATCATGTTCATGGTAGACATTGACCATAAATGACTTGATAGAGCTATCATCGTTGAGGCGTGTGTCAAATTCAATCTCGGCACCAAACTTCTTAGCTAGACTTAATAGTCTATTTAGTTTGGTATCTGTACCCTCCCACTCAGCAGAAATCTTTTTATCTGAAATCTCATTGATACCGATCTTTAAGAAAGTATAGTTGAGCAAGTCCATCTCCTCGCAAAATTCCTTAAAGCTCATAGCTTTAGAGGACTTGTAAGGGTTAGCGTACTCATTTATTAGTTCAAGGTTTAGATTGATACTATAACACTTGATAACTTTCTCATTTTCTTCAACTTTTCGGATAGTGTGTAGGTAGGTCTTACCTTTATATTGAAATGATACAAAAGCCTTTTCATTTAGAGCGTTATAGGCTCTTTTTTGTCCGATGTCTGAGATAATGGCTTTTTTAAAAACAGTGAAATCAAAGGTACTAGAGCCTGTCTCTAAATACCTTGTCCAGGTATCATTGAAATAGTTTAATGTTCCTTGTTTTTCATTGTCCACAAATGCCACTTTTCGCAAATTTGAGTCATGTATTGTCAATAACATTGTTATAGATACCTTTCTTTAAATTCTACTTTGACAGTAGGCTTGGTTTTGACCCAGCTTGAACAATAGACCTCAAGCTGACTGCTTCCTGGTGGTATACTCAAAAATTTTGAACCCTGAACAACATCTACAGCTTTCTCAATTCCATCTACTGTGACTGAGTTGTTTTCGCTATCAAGAATGACATTTGATCCTATTGGATAACGGTTTGGCAAGTCGTTGATAACTGACACAAAATCCTTTCGATACATCAGCTCATCAAGATATAAGTGAGGGATAATTGCCTTTCCGCAAAAAGCACCTATCGTAACGTGAATTTTAGCTGATTTTTTACCTCTGATTTCAGGAACGAAAAAATTGTAGTGTGAGCCATTATAATAGACTTGAACTCTCTCATCGTTTCTCGTGATTTCAAACTGCCCTCTTGTTTTCTCAAAAGGATTTTTGGTTTTGTCACTAGATGAGTCAAAATCAAAAGTTTTTAAAAAATTATATCCACTAGCGTTATCTGTTGCAAAGACATTAAATCCACAGTATAGACCGTTATAGCGCTTATAGGTTTCGATTCCATACAAAAATTGACCGCTAGTGTCGGATACGGCAACCTTAATAAAACCACATTGAGCGACTGAGTCTAGCTGATAGACTAATTTACAAAAAATGTAGTCATTGAGTGACCCTCTTTGACCTGTAGAGTCAGCTGGTATCTCCCACGACAAGCCTGATGAGTAGCTGGCATTATATGTGCCAGTTATCTGCTCTCTTAGCTTGACACGTTTCTTGCCATCTACAGTGACTAGCTCTGAGGTTCCAGTCAAATTTTCAGGACTGTTCGTCACTGAGATATTTTTTACAGCTTTTGCAAAACCGTCCTCGATTTTATTTCCTCTAAAATCAAGTAGCACCTCAGAGCGTTTGACTGTCTCGCCGTCAGCCTCTTTCCTATCTCCAACTTCAAGAGCACCACTAGTGTTGACAAGACCGATATAACCGTTTTCGGCGTTATTTTTGACAGTAACGATAGGAAAAGCTGGGACATTACCATTATTGACCAAATTAAAAACAACCTTGCCAGGTTGCTCTTGTCCGTTATCGAAACGCTTATAGGTTGAGCTATGAGCTACTCCGTCAGGAATAATAAGGTCAAAACTTCCCTTTTGGAACCATCTAGTAATGTTTTCTATATCCACAGAACCAGATACTAGGCCCATGTAATACTTGTCAGGCTCGTCTGAAATGACGATTTTGACAGCCTCTGAGGTATTGAAAACACCAGCCAGTTTATGCTTGGCTGTTTCAAGTGTCATGCCGTTTCCATACTGCATAGCAAACTTGACTTTGATAGTTTTAGCGCCTGTTCGTACTTCTTGGAGATTAACTCCTAAAAGTGGAGCGTCATTTGTGACGACGTGGCGCTCATTTCCTACTGGACGGACGATGTCTATAATGTCAATAACCTCAGAGAGGTCAAATCCATTGATTGTGATTGTGTCATTATTCATTAGATAATACCTCTCATCATGTTATCAATCATTAACTTATCATTTTGATAGTTAGTCATCGGATCTCCGATTTTAGCAACCAGAGTACCGTCATCTAGTACCATGTTCACAGGACGCTTGACAGCCTCCTCAGCCACTTCAAGAGCTCTGGTTAAGACTTTGTCAGCCTGGTCACGAATAACCTCGATTTGGCTTGTTTCTGCTCGTTCTGTGAGTGATTTGAGTCTAAACTGACTAGATACAGTATGTTTCCCTAAACCTAGCAAGTCCTCAGCGCTAAATTTGAACGCTGACATCTCTTTCTGAACGTATGCCAAACTATCAACCACATCAGAGCTATTCTGTTCAATACCTACAGCAATACCTTGAGCAATGTATCTACCTACATTGTCTCTGAATAGCCTTGACGGTGAGTGGATTTTTGCTTTAGCTTGAGCTGCACGCTCAGCCTGTGCTACAAGAGCATTAGCTGCTGCTGTGACAGCTCCTAGAGCTGAATACATACCTTGCGCCAATCCTTGCCCAATCATGTTCCCTGCGTACCTCATAGAACTCACACCTGACATAGCTGTAGAACGGATTGAGTTCACCATTGCTGACATTGCAGCCGTTGCTGATCCAATTCCTGAACGGATACCATTAGTAATGCCGTTAGAAACCCCACGCCCTGCCTGTTGCCCAGCTTGTGTCATTTGAGTAGCTGATTGCATCACCACAGACACTATCTGTTGCATGCTTGATCGCATTGTTGCTACAGCTTGTGTCATTGCAGAACTAACAATAGAATTAAGTTGAGCCATTGCTGTTGTAGCAGCGCTAGAAATATTAGTAAATCCTGATGCAACCATAGGTACTGATGTAGCTAGTTGCATAATAGCAGTACCTGCCATTGTTGCTGAACTCGTAATACTTGCCAAAACTGCTGACATTGCAGATGCTCCAGCTTGAGCCATCATCATTGCACTTGATAGAGCCATCAACCCTGTCTGTAGAGCCATAACACTTGCTACTGAACCAGCAAGGCTAGCAAACGAGGACATAGTAGATGATGCAAAGGCACTCATAGCAGAGCCAGCGCTTGTCATTGCTGGGGCTAAACTAGTTATGGATTCAGAAATGGTAGGTATAGAGCTAGCCATTGATATCAATACAGCTACGGCCATTGTTCCACTAGACTGTATCATGCTCAGACCTGTTCCTAGTGCTTGCATCCCTGCACCAGCACTTGCCATACCAGCACTTGCTCCAGAAATTTTACCAACACCAATAGCAACGGCTGCTAAAGATGCTGCCATATCTCCAAGGTTGGTATTAGTGATCATTACCACCCCTTGAGCTAACTGCTTAAATCCATTTCCTGCTTTTTGAGCAGCAGTACCAATGGAGTTAAATACATTATCAAGGCCGTCTAATATACCCTTGATAGCATTCCCTACAGAAGTGATAACATTGGAAATGCCATTAAAGGCACTCTCAATACCTTTACCGATTCCTTGAGCAGCAGTAGATATTGCTTGGCCAACTGAGGTAAAGATATTAGCAATACCAGTCATTGCTGTGTTGATGCCCTCTGAAATAGCCTGAATAATTGTTACAATCTGTGGGGCATTTGCAGATATAGCGTTAATAATCTGAGTCATCCCATTCGAGATAGCTGTAACAAGTACAGAAATCCCAAGAGCAGCAACAGCAATACCAGCACCAATAAGAGCAACGGAAGCTCCAAAAGCTAGAATACCTACGGCTCCTGCTGTCAATGCTGGACCTATCGCAGCTGCTCCTGCTGCTAACAAGGCTATCCCTGCAACAATGCCAAGCATTGCAACTTGTGCCCCAGTTCCTGCTGAGGCAAGCTGTATTGCTGCTTGTACCAGAACGTAAACACCAGCCGCTGCCATTAACACCCCTGCGCCAATCATAAGGACCGCTGCGCCTAGTTTCATGACAGAGCCAGCACTTGCTGATGCAGTTGTCCCTACTGCGGTATTTCCTGCACTCATTGCGGCACTTGCCCCAGCGTTAGTAAGTTGAGCTGTTGTCAGCCCTAGAATGTTACTTACAAGGCTTACTAAATTCTTGCCGAAATCAAAGGTTTTTTTGAGTGCTTGCGCAATCTTAACTCCCGTCTTGATGCCTACCAAAGCTGTACCAATGCTGACAATCGCTGTGGCTACACTTTGTATTGTTGCTGGATCTAAGCCTGAAACAAAGTCAGCTACTACGGTTGCAGCCTGAGAAAGCCACTTGACAATATTCCCTAATACACTTCCTAAAGTCGTTAACACATCTGATGCTGTCAAACTCTCCCACACATGTCCAATCGCTCCTGAAATGCTCTTAATAGCCTCAACAAAAGCAGTAACTGCCCCAGTGTTTGAGAATGCAGCCCAAAACGTTTTGATTTTGGACACAACATTAGAGATTGATGAGCTGATTCTAGTGATAACTCCCTCGATGTCAATACCCTCTAAGAATACACCTAGCTTTTCAGCCATGCTATCAAAATTAATTTTTTCAAGAGCATCAGATACTGCATTTACTGCCTTGATACCAAACTTATTAAGTTTTTCAAAAGCTGGCATGAGTTTATTAGAGAGGCTTTCTTTTGCTCCGTCGATGGCTTGGTCTACTGTTTTGAACTCTGTAGCCATTTTTTGAAAAGCGTCTGAGTTCCCTGCACGGTTTAGAGCGTCAAAGAAATCCTCAGTTTTAACTTTCCCATCTTGGACAGCTTTTACAAGATCAGCCGTAGACATTCCCATCTCTTTTGCTACTGCAGCCATACCAGCTGGTGCTTGTTCCATCATGATTTTAAAGTCCATCCAGGCAATTTTAGGCTTACTTGCCATCTGTGTTGCTTGAGTAGACAATGATTTCATGGCTTGAGCTGGGTTTTCTGCTGAGGCTGCAAGTCCACCAAAGGCCTTAACTAGACTACCAACATTTTTAGTACCAACTGCATCAAGTTGAGAGTAGGTACTAGCCATGTCAGAGGCTGAATAAATGGTCTTAGTTGCAAAGTCTTGCATTTCTTCCTTTGCTGCCTTGATTTCCTCGGCTGGTCGTCCGAAAGCTTGGAGGTTTCCCTCAAAAGTTTTCCAAGCTTTCTGTGAGCTATTGAGCTCAGAGGCCATTTCACGGATACCACTGGTAATAGCTCCAACCCCTGTAGTAAGGGCCGAACCAATCAAGTTGGCGCCAAGAACGGACTTGAATACTGAGCCTACTTTTTGCCCTGCACTCTCAAGACCTCCAAAAAGTGACTTGAGCTTGCTAATACCTGATTGAGCATTAGAGCCATCCATATCAACCTTGATAGTAACTGAACCATCTGCCATTATGTACCTCCTTTCTAAAATTAGTAGTCAAATTCATCAGGTAGAGCATACTCTTTTTTGAGTTTCTTCATGTTCTCCTTGTACTGCTTACTGTCTCCTTTTTGGGGCTTGTAAGAGCGTATTTTCAGCACCTCAGCAAATTTAGTATCACTAGGCAGGCCATTGAGTAGAGCGTTGAATTTCTTCCAGTGTAGGCTGTTCTGAGCGTCTATGAGGTCAATTCCGTAAGCTTGGAGAAATGATGAGTAAATATACTCAGCGTCGTACTTCAAGCTAAAGAGACGATCTCCTCCCTCAGATTGACTCCTAGAGCGTACCTTGCTCTTGATTGGGTTCCCTGCTAGGTCTAGTACTGGTGCTGTGTCTTTAGCTGGAATAATTCTGATATGCTCCTCAAAAATCATCTTAAAGATTGCTGTAGCCTGTTCAGGAGTTAAAACCTGAGTAAAATCTACACCAGTCAAGATTTGAATGGCCAGAAAAGGCTTGTAAACCTCGTCAATGTCATCATCGTTGATCAGCTCCACCACTTTCAAGACCTTGTTAAAAGCAATATTCATTGGATACACATCATCACCAAGGACTAACTCATCTGTCAATTTCCTTGATAGGTCCAGCATGTCAGTCACCTAGATACTTTTTGAGAGCGTCTGTGTTGTTACGTTTCTCCCATTCTGAGATGACTCCAGTGATTGTCTCAAGTAAGTAGGCCATTGTGTCCACTGTAGACTCATTAGAGAATGAGTAGACCTTGTCAAACGCCTCTTTGTCAAACAGCTCTGTCCAAGAGTCTTTGACTAAGTCTTGTACCGTTTCAAAGGCCTTACTATCCTCTGTCTTAGCTAGTTTTTCGCCCTCAATTTTAAGGATTGTGCCAAGCTTTTCCATTTTATGGATATTTTTGTCATTGGCTACAAATTCAAGTTTGAACTCTCCAAAGTCAACAGGGATGACATTGTCACGTTTTTTAATTACTACCATTTGTTTTTTTCTCCTACTAATTTTTAAGTCAAAAATAAAAAGGGGAGCCTGTTCACTCCCCTAGATCAAATCATCCACCGACTACGGCAGACTGTTTAGGTGCTGCATTCCAGCTGATAGTTGCCTCAAATCCCTCATACTCAGAGGCCTCTCCGCCTCCAATTTTGATACCTGAGACAGTAGCGACTCCGACGTATTGAGTTTTGCCATCAGCGTCCACCACTTTAAACCAGACATTACGCTCATCCCCAGTTTTAAAGCGCATAGCTGCGACAATAGCCTGAGCTGCATCCTCTTTGATGTAGTCGCCCTCAAAGCTGTATCCATTTTTGACAGATGTTACTACTGTTTTCTTAGTGCCATCACCGTTGTAATACGCAATATCATCTGTCTCCTCGTCGTTTTCAGCATCAGCGGTTGTTACTCCGTCCGCAAGCCATTTCCAGGCGTCATTACCTGGCTCAGTAGCTGGTGCTGTTGGTAACCATGGCGCAAGAAAGTGTTTGCGCTTAGCGTTCTTCATTTTTGGCATTTAGTTTCCTCCATTTGTTTCTAATTTTGCCGTTACATCTAACATGTAAATATAAAAGCCTTGCTCATCACGGTCATTTAGGAACGGCTGTGATACTTCAAGGCCTCTGAATTGATATGAATTGTTTTTGCTAGGCAGTTCCAGATTAAAATCAGAAAGAGCATGATTGATAGCCCACAGGATAGAGCTTGTTTTTTGGTGGTCAGTCGTTTTGATTGCCACCTCAAAGACAAGGCTAATGTCCTGCTTGCCGTTCATGTACTCTTTTAAAATCTTCCCACCTGGCAACGGATAAAGGACTAAATCCTCCCCCTCTGATAAGTAATCAAGCTTACAAGCTAGAGGGAGGTTTAGTGTGTTAATGAAATCTCTGAGGACTTCTGAAAAATCATTGTTATTCATGCTTTTACTCCCATTGCTCTTAGACCTGTTTTCTTCCAATCATCAAGATATAACGCTGAGGCTTTCAAGTCCCACCGCTTACCTGTTCCAGGAGTCGTGTACTTCTTAAAGACAAATGTCCTAACCTTGTTGTAGCTTGAGCCGTAAAATTGAGCTCTAGCATAAGGTCCAGGATATTTAACTCCATTTCTTGTCGCCTGCCCACTTCCACTAAGATCACCGCTATCACGAGGGATAAAAGAACTCATGTCGGTCAGCATTTGGCTAGATATTGCTAACTTCCCTTTTGCTAATGCTGTTGGAGATACCTTTTTCTCAATACCTTTTAGATCAACCTTAACAGATACGCCTATTCCCATCAGATACACTCCACTTCATAGCAAAATACTTTTTGTTTGTGTGGATAACTGACAGGAACCACAGAGGTCACTCTGTACTCACGTTCTCCATCGTTGATAATGGCATTTTCAAAGGTTTTGTCTAAGACGATTGGGCAGTATTTAGGGTACACAAATAACGTGCTAGGCTTGGACTCTTTGCGGTTGTTCTTCGTGCCTTTCACTTGATACTGTCTGTCAAACCTAACAGTTCTAAGGGTCACTGGGCTCTCAAATACTTCTTTACCCCATCCGTCTTTTTCTCCTGTGGTTTTCTGAATTGTTACAGTATCAATCAATAACCGTTTATCAATGTCTGTCATAACCTACCCCCCTAAAGCCAAATCCTGCCGATTTCAGAGTATTTAGGGCGTCAAGAGACAAGTTATACCTGACACTCTCTAAAGACTGGCTAGAGCTATTCTTGTAGGTGATATGAGTACGCCCTAGAACCACAGTAGAGACTGATTGCTTATCATCAGCCGTAGTGATCCCACTAGCGTCCAAATATGCTACCTGGAAAGCCGTAGCCAGCTTGACAGCTTGCTTTCTGTGTTCAATTTCTTTTTCAAAATCTACAAAGCTGTAGAAATTATTAAGAAAGAGGTTGATAGCAATCTCTGCCCTTGTTAGTAGCTTTTCAAAGCCCTCAACTTCATCAAAACCAAAATCCTTAAATTCATCTTGTGTTAAATAAGCGATAGTAACCACCTCCGATTAAAAAAGGCGGTGTTATTTATCCGCCTTTGCTGCTTTTTCTTCCTTGTCAGTACGTTCAAAGAACGGGCTGAGCTCAGGGTGTGTAATTTCACCTTTAGCATTGAGCTGCTCAGCTGTCTTGACATCCATGTCATACTCTACATCCTTGTCATAGCTTTGCTCTTTGCCGTCAACGATAAAGACAACGTTTGTTGTCGCTTTAAATTTAGCCATTTACTTTATTCCTCCACTTCGTATCCTTGATTTTCAAAAGCTGAAATCATGATCGGGTCAGATAGGGTAAAAGAAACCTCATCTTTTGTCAAAGTAACAGATTTTTTGACAACTTCCTCTGTCACTTCTTGGTTTTTCACAACTTCCTCTGTGGTTTCTTCTTTTTTCTTAGCCATTAGCTAGCCTCCTTATGCTGATTTGTGAACGTAGATAGCTTTTTTCTTATTGTCAAGAACGAAAGCGTCGTAACGGATACGGCCCTCAACGAGTTTGCCGTTAATTCCTGGTGGGTTATCGTGGATCTTGTAGTCTTCCAACTTAACAGGAGATGGAGTAGCTACAGGGTGAGCGATAATGAACTCTACATTTTGTGGCAAACGTGATGTAGGCGTCAAAACTACTGGCAAGCCATCAATCATACCTACTTGACCTTTGATAGTGATCTCTTGGCCAAGGTCAGAATTTTTCACAAATGTTGGGTCAAGTTTGATAAGTTTGTAGAATTTAGGTGACACATGCAAGACACGGCCAGCTGTTGGGACAAGAGCGTCAGTGAGCTTAACCTGACCATCAAGGACAGCCTCATAAGCGTTCTCTTTAGTCACAGCTGCTGTTGCAATATGATCAGGTGCTGCACCAGCTACGATTGTTGCAAAACGGTAAGTATCTACTTCTGGGATAACGACTTCTGACAACTGACGTGCAAGGGCTTTTCCAGCCTCCATGACACCATTTGTGTCTTGCTCGGATTTCTTGTCAATCGTGAATGTGAAAGAGCGATCTTTCTTCATTGTCATAGTTTGAACTGTATTTCCAAGTTCCTCAGCTTCACCGTAGCGGTTTTGCCCAGTTGTCTTGTAGTCATTCATTCCTGACGTAGGGATAGAGTAGACCTTGACGGTGTCAACTCCAAGGAAATCAAAATCTTGGTTAACAATACCAGTAGACAGGGCCTCTTTAGCAAAACGCTCATCTACTTTTTCATCAAATTTAGCTGCGTAATTTACTACCATGTGTAATATTCCTCTTTTCTTTATTTTTGGTTTTATACGCTATCAAAGCCTGCAAATAGGGCTTTGTCCTCTGCGCTCAGATGATCGTATCCAGTTTCTGCTGGTGGATTTCCGTGCACAGAGATATTAGGGTTAGGCTGCTTGTCCTCAGCTTGGAATAGGTAAGGGCTTGACTCTTTGAGTGAGTTGATTGTGTCCTCTAATTGAGGTTTTCCATCTTCCCCTAGCTCAATTTTGTCTAGGTCGATGAATTTCATCAAATCCTCTGAGTTGTAAGCTCCTACGTCTTTCAAAGCAAGGGCTACAGCATTTGTTTTAGTGACCTGAGCAAGATTTGCCTCACTATCTAGCTTGTACTGGTCAAATTGGGATTTTAGTTCTTCAAGCTGTTGTTTGCTTTCAGCACTTGCTCCCTCTTTAGCCTGTAGATCATTGATAGCTTTGGTTTGTTGCTCAAGCTGTTGTTTTAATGTGTCGTTTTCGGCTTGTAGTTCCGACTTGGCTTGTGACTTGGCATTTTCAATACCTGCACCGTACGCTTGCATAATATTGTCAATGACAGCCTTGTCCTCGATACCTGCCTCAACTAACATTTCACGTTTAAGACTCATGTCTTAACTCCTCCTTTTTTACGTCACGTGGACAAATTAAGACAGTTTTACGCCATGCTCCAGGGCAAAAGAAAAACCGAATGGAAATCCATACGGTTTATAGTGGTTTATAGCAATTTATTGCATGAAAAAAGCGCCTAGATTGTTCTAAGCGCTATGTTTTAGGCTTTCTCATTAAAAAATATTTCTCTGTGAGCTGTCGCTTAGCTAGTTCTAACTCAAAGGCTTTTGCCTCATCTAAAGAAAGTAAGTCAAGTGTAATACTGGTTTCCAGTAATTGCTCATCAGTAAACTCTGAAAAGTCAATAGTTTTTTCATCCAAGCCTAAAGAGTCAACAAAGTGTAGAGCCTCTGATAATTCCATAATATCACTCCTCTCTTAAATTCATTTCTAAAACAACACCACCTTTGTTTTCTTTCACACCAATTATATCATATTTTGCATTTCTTGGTATGATGATTTCAGACTCAGCGTCATTATCTGTAAAGTATATTTTACTATCCTTTGGAATGTTGATGATTGTTTTGACTTTTCTAGTTTTGAAAAAGTTATATTTTGGAATATAACTAGTTGATGTGTAAGCAGCGTTACTGAAAGTAGCCTCTCCAGAGTTCAGCATATCAGATACACTATCATATTTTTTCAACAAGTCAGCATTGCTAGTAATGATTGATTTCAAGTACCCACTGTCATCAAAACGACTAACTTTTATATTTTTTAACGCTCTATTCCTTTCAATAACACCATCAAGGGTCGAAACTACTTTGCTCTCTTCTTTGCTAAGCGGGATGGCCCCATTACTTCTGAGAGCTTTGTTGATGTCAAAACTACTATTTGTTGCTATATATCCCATACTGTCAAAATTGGGAGCATAGACAATGCTACGCTCAGTTTTTGTAATCTTCCCACCGACTTTCTTAAATCCAGGTATTTCATCCTCTTTGATGTAGTGGTATTCTGACATTTTCTTTCTGAGTTTTACTTCTTTTTGAGCTTGAGTAAATGGATCAGCATAGTATTTTTCTCTAGCATAATCACGGTGTAGAAATGGGTGTTGTTTGAGGTAGTCTCTCATGGCTCCCTGTTGGATCCTAACCTTGCTCTTATACTTGTCTATCAGCTCGCTGTCTCCTAGCTTTTCTGCAACATGGAGAAATTCCTTAGACTGTCTAATAGACCTCTCTAGGGCCCTCTGTTTAGCCTGAGCGTTTGCGTTTTCTATCGCTTGTTCTGGTGTCAAGTCTCTTAATTCGTCGGGCAAATCAGGCTTGTAGTTAGCTCCTGGAACGTATGGAGTTATCTCATGCCTACAGTTAATGCCTAGACATCCTCCAGCGTAGCCGTAGCCGTAATCTGATAGCGCCAAAATCCGCTCCCCTTTTTCAGTTCTAGCAACTCCAGTAGTTACTATCTGATGTTGTAGAGGGGCGCACATTTCTCTTGCTGTGGATTTTTTGGAATAGTAATAGGTATCTATCCCCAACTCCTCAGCTGGAGCCATCCTGACCTCACGATAGACACGCCAAGCCGTCGATTTGATGACTTGCCTAGCGTATGTGTCAGCTTTCCAATGCTTGCCTTGGCTGTCAGTAAAGCCGTAAAAGCCTTTTTTAGCCCATTTCATGACTGTATCGGAGATAGCTTTGTCTGAGGTAGTGAGTCCTGTGACAACCTTGGCCACGCTCTCCTGGACTATGGACTGATATACCTTTCTTACACTCATTGGTAGAGTGGTGTTGATGAGGTTGTCTATATCTCCCATAGCCTGATTGACATAAGCAGCTAGATTGGTCTGAATGATAGAGTTACCAGCAAAACCACCTCCACCAGTAGCCTCTAAAAGCTGCTGTTTGGTGTCTTTATAGACCTTGTAACCCTCATTTTGGATAACATGCCTAAGTTGCTCCTCAGCAATGCCTGAGCGGTCAGAAATGAGCTTGACATTATCCTCATTGAGTAGGCCCATCTCATTCATTTTCTCGAGTTGCCAAATATAAGGGTTATCATCAAGGCTAGCAGAGCCACGCTCTTTGATACGGTCTATAACCTGATCAAAAAGGTCAAGAGTTAGCTGATGATAGATGTCTGCAACGTTACTAGCGTCAAGCATTAACTGCTCATCATTTAGCTTGATTAGTTTCTTCTTGTCTTTCACGGATAGCCTCCACTATTTCCTTTGCTAGCTTTCTCTGCTCTAGCGAAGGGCTTTCAATCCCTATAAATGACATTACTTGTTGCATAAAATTCTCTGAAATCCGTTTTAGTAAGTTCATTCTCCATAGACTCCCACATCTTCAAAGCTACGCTCTCCGCTTGCCTCATCAATAGCATTGCCACTGATTTCAGCTTTGATTTGTTTAGCTTTTTCAAGCGTAACATTCAAAACTTTTTCAATGGCCATGACATCCGTAGCAAAGCCAGCATTTACAACCTTAACCCAGTAGTCCAGCTCTGCATTTCGGTCTGTAAAAACTCCATCATCAAGGTTAATGCTGATTTTCTCCATGTCAGGGATGTTTCCCTTATAGAGACCGTAAGCCTTGCCTAGCTCTAACATTGAGATAATGAGCTCTTTCAAAGACTGCTCTACAAGGCTCACAATGCTGTTTCTCATCTGATAAGTGTCAGAGTTCTCTGATACAACCTCAGTAGCTGTTTTCAAGCTCTTACCGTCAAAGGTGAACGTACCAGAAGACACTCCTATCTGCATTTCAAAGATTGCCAGGATCTTATTGATAGCCTTGATATAGTCATCTGAACGGATTGGAGTTGTAAGGTCCGTAATGCCTACCCCCTTGTCCACATCTCCTGAGTCAATCTGTTCATAGACATTACGCCCAGCCTCAAACTCACGCTTGACTGTGACATTCTCTCCCTCCTGATTGTACTCAACTTTAATCATCTGACTAGGCACAGCTACTCTGCGCTGACCCATCTTAATCTCCCACATGAACTCATCATAAGTCGTGTTAAGAAAGTCCATTGTAGTCTTAGCATTGTCAAAGATAGACAGCCCAAGAGCTGAGTTAATATCTTTGTTATTCATCCCTGGAGTTTTCAAGTAAGTAAAGAGCGGACGGCTCAAGCCATTCAAGTCTACTACTTCCTCAAGATCCTCATAGAGGTCTGATAGAGGAACCCTAGAGCCTACAATGTTCTGTTTGTCAGACTTGTATAGCTCGTTAGTGACTGTGTACTGGTCATCCTTGCCCCACTCATGCAACTCGATCAACGTGTAAAACTTCTGCTTATTCCCCTCTGACTTGATTGTTTTAGTGATAATAGCAGCGCTAGAGACATCCTGTGTGTTGTTTTGTAGAGGCAAGAAGACAGGCGCCTGAATGAAAGAGACTCTTACTTTGTCTCTATCGACGTACGGCCTCATAGCCAAGCCACCAAGCGCCAACCCACTCTCCAGGTAGCGCTCAAAATTCTTGACAAACCTGTCATCTTGTAGCTGTTTCTGAATGAATTTGTTAGCGTCCTTATCATCTAGCTTGATTTCAGCCTGCTCATTAAATACTAGGCTTGCAATCTTCTTGGCTGCTGTACGTCCAATAGGCAAATGGTTGAAAGCTCGTTTTTGAGGATTGCCGTTGCTGTCAGTATACTCAATTTGTGGATAATGTCCTGCATAATACTTGAGATTTTCCCTAATGCGGTCATACTCTGTGGATGACACTGCTATTTTAGGGTGATCAGTGATATTCGTTAAGTTCTGTGTTGTCATCACATACTTGCTCCTTGTGAAAAAATTCTTGATAGTCTGTACTATTCCCATTATTAAGCTCCTTTAGGCTTTTAGTCTTAGTTCTCTAGCGTTATCCAGGACAAAATACTTGAACTCGTCTACCGTGTGGTCATCTTCCTTGATGACTTTTGGGTCATCAGTATTGAGTGACTTGTCATCATATCGGTACATCTTATGCTCCTCAACGAAAACCTTATTATTAGGGATGTCAAGGTAGTAGAAACGACCCTCAGCTAGTAGACTGATAACCATATCAATCATAGTCTGATTTTTCTTTTTGGCCACAGGGTGCCAGCGCTCGCCGTAGTCTTTGAAATACTGGTTACGCAAAGCTCCCTCAGCACTATCAATAGTCATCTTGAGCTTAGGCACTCTGTAAGTCTTCATGACCTTGTCTATAAAATCATGGATCATCACAGAGAGCTCACTAGGTGCCTTTTTGATGGTCTTGCCAGCTGGACTATAGTAAAACGTATCAAGCAAGATAACATTACCTTTGGCAGTTAGCCCATAAGCTCCACAGGCCGTCGCCGACTGTTGGTGTCCTGTATCCAGGGCAAATGATATACCTATCACTTTGTCGTTGTCTGGGAGGCTTTCTAGTGGCTTAAAATAGCTCATGTTATAAACATGATTACCTAAACCGATAACCTCGCCTAAGTACATCCATCTGTAGTAGTCAGGGTCCGTCTCTTTGTAGCGTTCTATCTTGTCTTTCATCTGCTTAGACAAAAAACCTAGCCTATCATCAAGGTAGGTGCTGTGATGTATCATGTAAGTAGGGTCACTAGCTTTCTCAGCAACCCACTCATTTATCCAGTCGTAAGGATTGCGTGGAGGGTTGTATGTGAAATAGACCTTGACCTCTTTGCCGTTCGGTAGCTCTTGACGGATGAAAGTATCCTCAACTATATCAATGTCCTCACGACCTGCGAACTCAGCCAATTCCTCAAACCATACGGCCATTACATAGCCTTTGGCTATCTTCTGTGATTTGAGTTTCATTGGATCGTCTACGCCGTAAAAATAAAAGGCTGTACCTGTCTTCTTATGTGTGATTTGTAAGGGTGATTTCCCAAATTTGAACTGATTAGCAAGCCCCATCTCATAGATGGCCCATCTTATCTGCTCATACACTGACATTCTCAGGTATTTACCTACTTTTCGCAAGACTACCACATTCCCCATAGGATCATTGATAAAGTCATTTACAAGGTCAATGGATACTACAGAGGACTTAGTAGAGGCACGGCCACCCTTGAGCACTATATGACTCTTGGGCGTATAGAGGACTTCATCAAATACTGGGTTAATCAGTTTCGCTAGGTTCAGTATTGCCATTATACTCACTCCTATCAAATGTAAATCCAGTAATCACTGTGTCATCTTCATTATTAGAACCTAGCTGAGCTTTGAGATTATCAATTTCAAGTCTTAATTTTTCATCAGCAAGCTCCAAATCATGAAAAGCCATGTCGTTCATACCGTCCAAAGCCGAAAGAAAGGCGTTTGAATTAGCTTGTCTAATACCTTCATTCTCGATGCTTGCCCTAGCTTTATTTTTTAGCCATTCATACTCATTGAAAGCCTGCTCTCTGGACCATAGAGACATGTTCGAGAACTGTTTTAAAAGTTCGCGATACCTAACCAAAACCTCACCATTCTTTAATAGCTCACTTGCCTTATTATCAACGACGTTGTCTCGCCATTTCTTAGCAGATGGATAGGCTTGTCTATATGCTTGTCTTTGAGATAGTCCGGAGATTATCCCTTGGACAAATAGTTCTTGCTTTGGGGTTAATTTATCCACTCACCGGACTACCTCCTTTCCGACAAAATAAAAAGCCACTCAATGAGTGACCTTTTCAAGACCTCTCTGCGAATTTTAATCGCAACTGGAACGACAGGATTCGAACCTGCCTACGTCTCAGACCCTTTATAGTCATATCGCTCCACCAACTGAGCTACGTTCCAACTGCAAGACGACTACAACCTTGCGTGTTAATTAGAAAGAATATTTATTTTTTATTTTTTGTAGTCATTTAAGATGGTGTCTGGTATTGAACCAGAGACAGTTTTAAGGGAGCAACATAAGAAAAACTGCCAGAACCTTTCTCACCATCACAAGAGGACAAAGCCTCATGTATATAGGAGTACCATCTGCCTCAGCATTTGATACTACCATTTTAGCAGATTTTAGACTTCATGCCTGTACCATTACTATCATTTACTATCAATTCTGAAAGAATAACATCAAGCTCCTTTACTGCCTGTTTCTTTAAACGATAGTAAGTGGGGGAACTCATACCCCCCATGCTGTCACAGATGTCATCAACGTACATCTTATTGATGTAGGTCTTTCTCAAAATAGTTCTATGTTTTGGATTTTTAAGCCTGTTGATCATTCTACCTAATTCAAGTT